CCGGGCCTCGGTTCATGCCGCCCAGCGCCTTGTTCACCCGGTCGATCTCCGACTGGCTGGCGATGGAATAGCTGATTGCTTCAGTAAGCGGAAAGTCAGTGTTTTGCTGTGTAAGAATCAAATCTTTGGTGTCTGGGAATGCATCATCCAGAACCGTGATCTTTTTCATTTTTGCGACCGGCTTTCCTTTCAAAACATAATCGTATGAAAGGTGGGTAGGAACTCCTGCTTGAGCGCCTGTGAGAATTGGGTCCGAATCTTTAATTGGATCAATTTTAATGATTCCAACAATAGCTCCTTTTGGCATTCCCTTGAAAGCAGGCTCCTCCATTTGCTCAACCAATGTTATGGCATCTGGCATACCCTTCTTTGTGTTCTTTTTGGAAAGAAGTTGCTGATAGGCTATTTTTTCTCCATCGCCTACGGTTACCGTCTTGGTCTTTTTAAAGTAAGTCGATGCCCGCTTTTGTTGTGGCAAGGAGATGATCGCGTCTTTTGCCTGCTCAAGTGTCATCCACTTTGTTTCATGCCCAGTGTTGAGTTTTGAGTTTTCGTGATTGGCAAACATCTCGCGGACTCGGTTGAGTTCTGCAAGAGCGGCATCCTCTGTGATCAATCCATCACCGATGTTTTTTTTGAGGTTTTCAAACCAAACATGGGTGAAGGTTTTATTGCCAATGACATTGCCTTCCTGCATGAGGACTAATTTCACATATCCACCATTGGCAGCGGCTCGTCGGGCAACCGTCCTTGCCACATTTGGAGCATTAAACGCCCACACCACTCCGGCTTTTAAATTTTCAACAATGGACGGGTAAAACATTCCGCCTTGCAATGGTATCCCCATAAGTTCACCGACCTTCATGCGGTCGATGTGGATTGCCGCGATTGTCGATGTCTCCTTCTTGATCTTGTTGAAAAGTTTTTTGTCTATTGTCGGAAAAACTTCCGGCAATGATCGTGGCCCAATTGAATAATTGGTCGGACCCCACGGGATGTCCTCTCCTTCGCGATCTGGGTTGAGGATTTCAACTCCAGTATCTGGAGCAGGAGTGCCGGGGTCTGTCGTCTCGTCTGGATCGACGACTACTTCTTTGTCTACTCTTTGGCTTTCGCTTGCGCTAATTGGAGCAAAGCGGCCCCGTCCTCGACCATCTTCATTGCTTGTTCCGCTTCTGCTGCCAATGTCTCCAATTCGTTCGGCAAGGGTTCCTCTTGATTCAAGTTTTTTAAGGTAGGCTCCATATGATTCTGGTGTTTTTCCGCTTTTATAGATGGAGTGCGCCCAGAGGGCTGCTTGAACCTGTCGTGGTGTCCATCCGATTTCATTTGCTATCTCTGTTAGTATTTTTTGCGCCTTTGCAAACTGCGCTTTTGAAGGTGAATCCACACCAAAAATAAGCCGAGCAATGTGCCGGTCAATAACCGCTTCATCCACCTTGCCATCGTTGCTGTTTTTGTATGCAGATATCTTTTGACCCTGCACCTGTGTGTTTTCTCTTAACCGGCTAAGGTTTTTGATGACGGCTGGGAGGAATCCGCTGAACTCTTCACCCCGGTGCATCTGTCCAAACGCCTTTAATGCAAGGCCGACATTGGCTTTCACGCTTGCGGCTTGCGATGTCACCGAAAGGATGTCTTGGAATAGTTGGGCATGGTCTCCGAAAAACTCGTCCAATGTGGACTGATGCTCCTCATACCAATCCTTCCAAGACGCTTGATTTAAAGCCGCATCTGTTAATGCAGTCCTTGTCATTTTTACACGAAGAGAATCTTTTTTCCCGATGCTGTAGTTAGTCGCGCCGGTAGCTGGCGCGGAGAGAGCTTGCGATGCGGGGATGCGTTTGCCGTTCTCCTCGGTGATCTTGATGAGGTTCTCGTCGAAGGCGACATAGTTGTATGTTCCTTGGCCATCAGAGCGACTGCTGCCGTCGAGGTAGCGGATGCCGGGGATGCCTGCGGCGAGGAGGGCTTCGGAGGCTTTCTTTGAGGCGTCCACGCCATCGCGTGAAAACTCCGCATCGGGGAATGTGGCGCGAAGGGTGCTGTATAATGCCCCGCCGACTCGCTCTCCACCTTTTCCAGAAATCGCATCCTGCCACAACCAGTTGTCCGAAACCGATTGCAACGCCGCCTGCACCTTGGGACTCTGCTCGGAGATCGGCTTGTCCCAGTCCAGCAGGTCTTCGGGTTCGACATCGAGGTCAACGGTGTAGAGGTTGCCGTCAACCTTTGCAGAACTGCCTCCTTGGAGTAAACGAATCGCTTCTTCCGACCCAGATACAAACTCTGTGTTGGATTGAACATTTGATCCAGATGATGCCCATACTTCAGCCTGTCGTTTCTTCTGCGTAATTTCGCTGATTATCGACGGCAGTGTAGTTTCTCCGTTTTTCCAAAAATACTGGGCTTCTTTGAGGATTTTTTGAGTAACTGGATTGCTGGTCAACCCAACAAGAACCTCACCTTTAGCGTCCAATAATTTGACGCCAGACAAAGCGTCACGGTATCCGGTCGCCACTTTCTTCTCTTCCGCAAAATACAACCCCCATCCATAAGCCTGCGCTCCTTCGCCTGTGCCGATCTTCGCGGTGCTGAACTTGTCCACCTTGTGCGGCGTGCCGTGGAATGCGCCGATGCTGTAGTTTGCAGGGCCGGTGATCGTGGCGTTGCTGGCGCGAATCTCGCCTGCGTTGGTCTGCGCTTGGGCGCGGGAGAAAACCACCTTGCCATCGGTATCAGTCAAAACATCACTGGCGATGCGCTGGCTTGCGGTATCGACCCGTGCCTGCTGGTTGAGACCGACCGAGTCGGCGAGGAAGGTCTCGTATTCCGCTGGGAGAGCGCCGTCCTTGAAGGCTCCGCGCAGGGCGACTGCTCGGCGCATGACCTCGGCGAAAGTTCGCATCATGTTTTTGATGTAACCAATGAACGAAGGAGGAAGCTTGGTTTCTTCGTCGGCGTTGATTTTGCCGTTCTCGTAAGCAGCTTGGACTTGGGAAAGCGATTCGACGATGTCACCTTCCGAATCTCGGACAAGGTTCTGAAAGGTTCCCGGCAGGGCTTTTTCGGTCGCGTCGAGCCACCCGCGCAAGGTGTCGAGTGTGACGCTGCCATTCTTGATCGCAACCTTGACGCCGATGTGGTGGATTTCCTCGCGGAGGTTCTCCGGGCGGGTGTTGGGGTTAATCGTGATGAGTGACCCGAAAACCATCTCCGCGACATCGTCCACGCTGGCTTTGCCGAGGATGTTGATCTGCTCGTAAGGCGTGTCCTTCATCGGGGAATTCGCGATCCGGTTGTGGAGTTCTTGAATCTGCGATGCGTTGCCTGCGGCTTGGAGTTGCTCAAGCTCTTGCTGGGCGTTCATGCCTTCGGATTCCATGGCGAGCGTATTGCCGGGTTTCTCCGATGTCCATTGGGTGGACAGGTCAGTGATCATCTGCCGGAGTTCTTCTGGTTCGTATTGCGTCTCGAACTGCTTATTGAGAATCTGCGCTCCGTTATGCTCGCGGATAGCTACGAGTGCGGCCTGCTGGTCTTTGGTCTGGAGGAGTTCCTTGCCGTCCGGCGTGGTGACGGTCCACATGCGAGTGCCGTCCTTGGCCACGGTCTCTTCCAGCTTGGCGCTATTCTCTGGAGGATTTTGTGCCTCCGAAATCGATTGCTGGATGAGTTCCTCGCCAGCTTGAATGTTCTCTGGAGTGCGGTTCGGAAACTCCATCTGGATGCGAGCATCGTATTCTTCCGGGTTCTCGGCTCGCTGGATGAAGGTGGTTTGCTCTGGGCTGAATCCCGCCATGCGAAGCTTGGTCGCGTTGAGTTCGGCGGACGGGTGCTTGATATCGCGGAAGGAGGCGACACCGCCACCGATGAGGGCGAGCGGGAGGGTGGCGAAGAAGGTCTCGGCCCGCTGGCCTGCCCAACCTTCCATGAGGGAGGAGAAATCCTTGTCGGGCATGTCCTCGCGGAGGGCGGCAACGGCGGTCTCCAGCACGGGGGCGATGAGGTCTTGAGCGCCCTCCTGCAAGTTCTGCTCCACGACATTAGCTCCGATCTTGACGGTGCGGCGGATGCCATCGCTTTTGATCCGGTCGAGGTATCGGCCAAACATGGGAAGCTTGCCAGAAAGGCTTTTCAACTGCACCCGGTCGATGGCGGCATTGGCTACACCTTCGACTAGCGCGAGACCTTGGGCGAACTGCGGGTTGATATCTGGGTTCTCCAGCATGATGCGGTCGTACTCGGTTGCTTGGTAGGCGAGAGCGCCGAGGAACGGATTCACGGCAGTCGCCGCCATGGGAGCGATGCTGCCTGCCAATCCGTATGCGCCACGCTCGGCAGTTCCCCAGAAGGAGTTCTCCTCCAGCACGGGGCGGATCGGATCGACGCCAGTCTTGGCGACATTGCGGAGTTCGCGCACGACCTTGAATCCTTCACGCACGTCATGCCCACTCTGGATGAGTTTCTCTGTCTCTGGGAGGGTAGCCTGCCGCCACGCATCGGACTCGACTCCTGCGGGAGCGTTGCCGACTTCAGCTTTGGAGAGGTTGCCATCGGCGGGAACCCAGATTTGCGTTCCGTTGCGAATGGACTCCAACCAGTTGTTGACGCCAGCCTCCTGCATCTGGAGCGAACCCTGCGGGACGAAGTCGAACCCACGGGTGAAGGCTTGCCCCATGTTGAGGGCGAACTGATCTAGCCCGGCGCGGTCGATGTGGCCTGCCTCTGCGGCAAGGGTCACATACTTGTAGATTTTCTGACGTTCTTCGGGAGTCGCGCCGATGAGCGTATTGGAGAGGGTTTGTAGCGACTCTGGATCAGACTCGCCTTTGGTGAACTTCTCCAGCGTGGTGAGCGTCTGCGCGGCCTGCGGGCGCACGGAGTCGAGGTCATTGATCGTGTCGTAGTAGAGCTTGTAGCCCTGCGAGAGGAAGGCGGCGTCATTCGTGCCGTCCACAAGCTCTGGATACTTTTGCTGCCACTGGTTGAAGACATCGGTCATGCCGTCCACGAAGGGGCGATTCTGACCTAGCTGAGAGTCATTGATTGCTTTGCCGACCGATTGCATGTGGAGGTCGTTGAGCGCCTCAGTCTTCTTTTGCTGCCACTCGTAGTCGCCTTTGATATTATCAAAAAGTTGACCATCGTTGATATTCTTCTGACCGAAAGCGGACATCGAAAATGCATCTCTCTCGATCTCGTAATTGTCAGCGGTGACATCTCTTCCTAGTCGGTGGGAAAGGTAGCCTTGAATCGTCCCACGCTGCCACGTCTCATCTGGATTGACTGCCTCTTTGATGGCCGTGGATCGGCCTTTGTATTCTTGGTTGTAGGCATCATCCATGAACATTTTTGAGTAATGCTCATCATTGGTGTTGTATTCCTCTTGTAGTTTTTTCTCTCCGTATTTTCCAAGAGCATCTGCCATCTGCATCCGCTCATCTCCTGTAGCATTGTCGATTTCGGTGTAGATGCGTGAAGCTGTCTCGTCGTCGTTGATTTCGATCATGTAAAATTAAGCGTTGGGTGCTTTACGGAAGGACAGGACGGCCATGCCATCATTCTTTTGTTTTCCTCCCGGAGAATGGAAGTCGAAGCGACCAGTGAGAGGTTTGCCATATTTGCTGATGGCTTGCTTGTCCTGCATGGTGCGGTCATCCCAGTTGCGAATGACGGTGGACCCATCCGCAAGAGTGAGTTCCACGGGGTCGCCCTTTCCAATTCCTGCGGCTTTGAATTTGCTTTCGATATCGGGTGAGATGGCGAGCGATGTTTCGGTGAGCTTGTTGTTCCATGCCCCGATACCGGCACGCGAATTAGAATCCGAGTAGGCATCGCCTTTGAAATTGTAGCTCGTAACTTTGCCTTCGGCTTTAATCTCACGACTCTTTTTAATGAGGTCAGTTGGATTTGTTGGAGTTGGGCTTGGAACTGGAGCATTATAGAGTCCGCCTGTGCCGACCGGCACTGAAAACCTCATTGATTCTGGCTTGAGCCGCGCCCCATCTTTCATGGCCGCATCTTGGACTGGGCCTCTGATCCGACCATTCAGATAAGCGCGGGCATCTTCGGGAGATTTGCCTTTGTTAGCAGGATCAGAAAACCAGTCACGCATCTCGCCTTGAAGATTGTAAACCTTGTTCCAGTAAGTGTCGTATTTTGTCTGGTCTTTGATTTTGCCCGTGAAGAGATCATTGCTATCTTTCTCAGTTCCCATGTCACCGAGGACGCCATTTTTGCCGAGTTCATTGATCTGCGAGATCATTTCCCCCTGCCACTTGGTCTTCGGGTTGAGTGTCCCATCCTTGCTGAATTTCGTCCATGCCGAGGTGAGATCGTTGTTCATGACACTGCGTAGGTTTTTGGGAACATTGGAGACGATATCATTTGAGATCGCGTTGAACTCGGTCATCTTCGGATCGGTCGAGGGATCGTAGTTTGCGAGACGCGCATTCACGGCAGAGACAGCGTCCGGGCGGTATGGGACATTGTCGGAGACAAGCAGGCGAAGGCGCTTGAGTGCGGAAGGATCGGTGACCTTGATGTCGGCAGTAGCTTGGCCGAGCATGCTTTCATCCGTAATGAGAATCTCGCTGCCGTTCTTGAGTCGCACCGGCGTGTTGCTGTCGATGGCTTGGGCGAGCGTGTTGTAGTTGGTCGCCTCGGCATATTTACCTTGGCGGTCCACCTCGGCAATGAGTCGCTTCACCTTGGTCGCACGCATCTCTCCGTAGGGTCCATCGATTCTAGCGTCCGGGGTTTTCTCATCCACCTTCTCGACCTTGTATTGATCGAGGTTGGCCTTGGCCTTGGTCCAATCTGCTAAAGTATCCGCAGTTACCACATCGGTCTGGCGTTGCTCGGCGATGTTGATTGAGCGAACTATTATATGACCCTCTAAATCTTTGGCATCTCGCTCGCCGAGCGTCCCGTTCGTTCTGAACTTGTTGACGATCTCAAAGGCTCCCTGCTCGTTGCCTAGCGCAAGTTCGCGTTCGACTCCGATCTTGGCATCCTGCTTGTAGCCCTCGATCTTTTCCTTGTTGGCCATGCCGGTGATTTTGAGTCCTGTTTGGTTTGCCCAGTTTGAGCGGTACGCCTCAAACTTGGCTCGGCCAGACTTGGAGAAGCCGAGCTTGTCTATATCGGTTTGGACCCCCTTGTTGAGTTTGTCAAAGTTGCTTCCCCACTCTTCGGGCGAGAGATTCTGGTGGTCGTTCTCCTGCTGCTGCGCGGCAGCGGCGAGGAGGTTGCGTCCCTTCTCAAAGTCGGCATCGTCCTTCGCATCGGCCATCTTGGTCGCGAAGCGGAGGCCGAGGGTAGCCACATCGCTCATGGCGTCTCCGATCTTGCCAAGACCGATGGCCTCGCCCGCAAATGCGTTGAGGTTGTACTTCTCCAGCTGCATGTCCTTGGCGACCCCGCGCATGGCGTTGGGGTCAAGGGCTGCGGAACCGCCGAGTTGGGCTACGCGAGGCGCGATGATGCCGCTGTCTGGAGCGACACCTTGCGGGCCTGCATTTGGGATATCGGCGAGTCGGATGGATGGCATGGTTATTTAAACGCTTTCCCGGTTGATGTGTCTTTACCTTTGCCGCTTCCACCACCGGACGAATACCCGCCTGCGGCCTGCGATCCGTAGTACCCGGCTTGGGATATGTTGCTGAGTGCTGATCCGTAGCCTGCCATCAGAGTGCCACGCGATTGGGACATGCCTGCGCGTTGCTCGATGTCGGCTTGGCGGAGATTGATGCGGTAGCCTGCGCCTGCGGCCTCCTCGGCGAACTTCGCATCGTCCAAGCTCAACTTTGCGGCCTTGGAACTCATCACCGAGGCGAATGTATCTGCGTTGAAATTGAAGTCGCCGATGATGTCGTTGAGTCCGGCCTCGCGGCGTTTCTTGTTCGTCTCCAGATTGGCGAGGAGTTTCGTGTCGTTGACCTGCATTTCGTAGAGGTTCGCGGTATCAGCCAAAACAGCTAATGGCGAACCTTCCGGGGTGACGCCGCCGGCGGCGAACTGACTGCGTTGGAGACCGAGGATGCGATCCTTCTCGGCGCGGATGCGGCCTGCTTGGTCGCGGGCTTGCGCGTCTTGAGCGGTCGCCTGCGCTCGCATTTGTTCGCTCTGCTGACCGAGCATCTGCCGGTTCATTTGCGCCTGCTGGGCCTGCGCGTCTGCGTTGAATCCGGCGATCTGTGCGTTAAATTGTTCGGCCTGCGCGGCACGTTCCCCGGCGAGGCGCTGCCATGAGGCATTCTGCTCCGCAGCCATGCGGTTGTACTCGGCCATCGCGGCCTGCGCTTGGCTTTGCTCGTTGGCAGAATAGATCGAGACGCCTGCACTTACGACTGCGGCAATCGCCGCCACCGCCATGAACCCTTCAGCCATTGTGGACCTCCTGTGTTGGAGCAAACATTTGGACAAGATTTTTTTGACCGGCACGAAACCCGTGGCGCTTGACCAGACGCACCATCGCGGGATGGGCATATGCTGCCATCGTGTGGTAGCCGAGGTCGTGTGCGATCTTTTTGAGGCAGGACATGCAATGCCCAAATGCCTCGCGAGCGAGCTTAATGGAGAGACTAGGAGCAGATACCGCATGCTCGACCATGCACATTCCATTGGAATTGCTCATGTGGAGAAAGAGAGAGGCGGTCGGTTTCCCATTGATCTCGCATATCACTCCGCACTTTGGCAGAACGATTTCTGGGACGATGTCCTTGCCGTGAGCGACTCGCCACTGCGAGAGCATCTCATAGTCGGAATCGAGGTAGGGTCTCATGTGAATGCTATTCATTTCCGTAGGTGTCCCAGACAGGTTCGATGGCGAGAATACACATTGGATACGGGTCACTTTGCTGGACAGAAACATCGGCGTCGAACCCAAACGTGCCTGCCGTCAAGATTTTTTGATCTCCCGTGGTGAGGGTGCTGGCGAGGTCGTACCACTGCCCGGCATTGACCCGCACTTCGCCGCCTTGGCTTTTGAGCGTGCGGACGACGACCTTGTGGATGCGCTTCTTGCGGCCTTGCGATGACCCGTCTTCTAGGTCCATGTCGAGCTTCATGGGTGTGAGCGTGGAGATGTAGGGCAGGCCGACATAGCCTGCGGCGGCTTGGGGAACGGTGACCGCTCCTCCAGACACGACAGCAGTGCCGGTGAGTGTTCCATTTTGCACGATGGTGACCGTCTTGCCATTGAGGTGCGATAGACCTGTCACGCTGCGGTTGGCAGCACCAGAAGCAAATGCCACATGCCCGTCGAGGTAGCGGTATGAGGTGGTTGTTTGGTCGTCGAAAGCGGTTCGCCACAGGAGCGGGAATCGCTCGATGGTGCGGTAGGTTTGCCCGGAGACGGTGCGCTTCACGACCATCCAGACCTCGTCCTCCGTGCCATTTCCGTAGATGGTGGCGACCGACTCGACATCGGCATTGTCGGCGATGGTGTGGCGATGCCAGCCGACGACTTTTTGGTCTCTCTCGTAGGTCATGCCGATGAGCGTTCCATCTCCGCGTGCGCACCAGAGAATGGCGTCCGGTTGTTGTTGGTAGGCGACCTCGACGATTTCGCCGATGGTGATGTGTTCGGCAAGGAGGGTGAGATCGGGCGCGACCCAACCGTCCTTATTTAATTCGTAGACGAGTTCGCGCACCTTGCGTCCGTTGCGTTGGACGAAAAGAAGCACATCGTTGACCATCGCGGCGCGCATGTATTTCGATCCGTAGCTGGCCTGCCTGCGGGTCTGGACGTTGGTGGCCGAGAGCGCCGAGGCGGAATCCGCTGCGCCGATAGTCCACTCGTCGCCAGATGTCCCGACGAGCATTTCACTTTGCGAGAACATCCAGTTGATGCGGTTCCCTTCGCTTGCCGCGAGCGTGAATTGCACGGCATCGCTCGCATTGACTCCGAGTTCAAAGTTTTCAAAGTCGCCAATGGCACTGCACCAAACGGTGTTCGGCTGCGCTTTAGTCCCACCGAAACAGAGACGTTGCTCATGCAGGCACACCGAGCGTGGGTAGCCACTGGTCGCGTTGAAGGCTCCGTACTGCCAGAATTTCGTTTTTGCACCAGTGGCAGCGAGAGGTCCGAGCCACTTGTCTACGTTGATAGTGCTGGCTGCGGTGATGGTCGCGACCCCGCCGATGATATTGGTTGAGCTATCGATGCGAGCATTTGGAACCTGTTGCGTGGTGAATTTGTTGGTATCAATTTTGTTGGCTGCGGGTAGGTCATACCGTGCCCTAAACCACCGTCCATTTTGATAAACATAATTGTCCCCCACATAATCTCTGTAATCTTGCCACAATTGTGAAGTGGTACTACCAAGATTAAACCAATTTAAAAGATTAAAAGCTGTTCCTATTGGTTGATATTTTAGACTTTGGTAAAGATTTCCATCCTTTGTTGCATAATAACCAATATTCCAGACTAAAGAGGTAGACCAGTTTGGGAGAGAGGTATTAACGGTCCCATCATAAGTTATATTTTGCCACTTCGTATTGTCATAAAGATCGTTGGCGGCTTTATGCTCCAGCATGCAATAATAGGTCTTGCCAGAATCGTAGACGAAGTCGCCGACTTTGTAGGGGGTTGACATTGACCATGCGGTCGCGATCTTTTGCGCGTTGGTGATGACGATTTTGAGTCCGCAGAGACTATCTTCCGTTCCACTTGTGATGATATTTTTGTCGTTGTCCACGATGTATTCGCGGACGATTTCCATTTGAGACAGATTCTCTGGGAAAACATCTCGGTAGAGAGGCGTAGTGAGCGTAGTCGCAGGAGAAATGGTGTACCGATAGGTGTTCGTGGTAACCGAAGAAATCGCGGCGTTTATTTGCTTGTAGTCGCCTTTGAATGACACCCGGTCACCGCTATCGTAACCGTGATTGGGTTGGTAGACCTCTATGGTCGTGGTGTTAACTGGGTACGCAAGGCCCGATATGACTCCTGCCTGCAAGACCTCGGCAGGCACACGCAGGATTTGGACCATTGCTCCCCATGTGCCGGAGGTCTCAAAGTCCCATGCCCCGTCGACAAGCAAGATGTCGGATTCAAAGTTGCCGACAATTTCGATCTGCTTGTAGAGGTTGGAATTCTGCCACTTGAGTTCGATCTGCGATCCGACATACCCAGAGAGTGACGTACTTGTTCCAAATCCTCCCATTTCGTTTGAGGCCAATGGAAGCGACGAGAGATTCCCGGCTGCAATATCAGCTTTAAATGTGGTCGAGGTAAAATCTTTTAGTGCGCGAAAAGTAAGAGTTGATGAAACCTCAGTCCATTTTGTCGCATCAAATACCGGACCAGTTGTAGATGCTGTACACTTATACACTCTAAATTGAGTCGCTCCTGTGAGGGCGTGATAAATATAAACCCAGTCGCCCGCAGTATAATTAACATTGTAAGCGGTGGTTTTCGTTAAAATCCACGGTTGCAGAGTCGTGCCAAGTTGAGTAACAACGTAAACTCCATTTATTGATGCGGATTCCTTTGTAACATGAACCAACATATTTACATAAGCAGTCCGCGTACCTATTATTAAAGTGTTAGCGGCATCCGAGTAGGATTGAGCATATTGTAAAGTCCAATTCCCCCCCACGATTGTTGAAATATATGGTGGAAGGGCGGTCGTAGTAGTTTCAATATGTGGCCATTGCGGGGGTATAATCGATGCGTCTTTTAAATATTGATTTGCAGAAAAATAACCCCAATTACCAACACTTACACTCAACTTCGTTTGATTGTCCGAGCTATCGAGAAGAGGTGGGTACTCAAATTTGACCTCCGCGAACGTCCAGTTGGTATCGGAGATGCGAGTGAGTTTGCGAGGCGGGTAGTTCGCGTGGGCGAAATACATAATGTCGTTGATCTGGCAGTACTGGATTTCGCGCAGATCAGCGGCGGCATACGGAGTGGCGAGTTCGGTCGCTGTCCCGGAAATAGTCTGCAATGTACCGGAGGGATTCCAGACGCGCAGGTAGCCCACGCCAAGCTCGATCACGAAGCGGGTCGTGGTCGAAAAATTGAACCCGATTAAGCGACTCTGCGTGGCCGAGGTTTTCGTCGTGCCAATGTACTGCGTGCCGGGTCGGCGGATGGCCCCGCCGTAGGGCATGATCACGAAGTTCTCCAACGTGCGGCAGGCCGAGCGATATTTATCCAAGGACGTGCGGGCGTCCACCATCGGCGAGACTTCACCGGCGTTGAAGGATGGATAAAAGTCGAATTTCGGCATGTGTTACTTTCGGAGGTCGCGGATGACTTTGACGAGCGTGGCGAGGCCGACCGCGAGGCCGACCGTGACGCTGGCGAGGCGCATCCCCGCTTCCAAGTGAGGAAGGAGGGAGTACGCCGCAGCGCCGATGGAGGTCGCGCTGCCGATGAGGCCGGTGGCTGCGGTCTTGAGGTTCTCCATGCTCATTAGGAATTTGATTGTGCGATGAGTGACCCAACTATGCTCGTCGTGGCGCACTGGGCCAGCCTGTCTGTATTGAGCAAGTCGGTCTTCGCTTTGATGGCCGTGATGTTGGTGCTGACCGAGCTTGCAAGGCGGCTGGAGACGGTGGCATCGAGGTTGGCGAGCTTGGTTGAGTTGGAATCTAGCTCGGTGCGAATTTGGGCTACGGTAGGGATGGCGGTGATGGCGGCGACGACGAGGCTTTGGTCTGCGGGGTCGCTTGGGAGGTTGTCGGTTTTCGCTTTGATGGCGGCGACATCGCTGTTTGCTGGCGCGGTGTAGCTTGCCGAGGCGAGGCGTGTGCTGACTGCGGCATCCACTCGGGCTAACTCGGTGGCAAGTTCGGTTCGGACTTGCGTGGCGATCTGCGCTGGCGTTGGCACGGTTGGTGCGTTGGTCAGTGTCGTGACCGTGGCAAGCGTGCCGGATGGCGCGAGGCGGCTGGAGACGGTGGCATCGAGGTTGTCCAAGTTGCCAGCGCGGGCGGTGGTGAGCCCTTGCGCGGTGAGGGCGGATTGGACATCGGCGGCGGTTAGGACTGCCGTGCCTGTGGTGGCATCGACGAGGACTCCGCTTGCCACACTTGCTGCGGCTGGTATGTATGCCGATCCCGTCAACGCGCCGCTCGCGTAGCTTGTGCCAAAGCGGACATCGGTGGCGGCTGGCATTGCGGCGTTTTGCGTGGCGTCGATGAGGGTTTTCGCGCCTGCGGTGTCGCAGTAGTTGAAAACGGCGACATTGCTGCCGAGCTTTTTGAGGCGGATGCCGGTGCCGCTGGTTGGCGACATTCCGTATGTGCCGTATTCGAGTTCTTGAATTTCGATGACTCCGAGGCCAGCATTGCTTGCCCCGACTACAGCAGCGAGGCCAGAGGCATTCCCTGGCCCGTAGGCGTTCCCAACTACACGGGTGGCGGTGATTATGCCTGTTGATGAATTTAGACAACCGGGTTGCAACGATCCGCCGGTTACCGTGCCGTTGATGGCCACGGTGCCGCCGACGCTATTGGCCACGCCGCACCCGCCAGCACCACCTTTCACGCTTCCATTGATTGTGAGCGTGTTGATGCTTGCGTGGAAAATCGCGTGCGCTGTCGTTGAGGTTATCTGCGTTGGTCCCGTGACCGTGCCATTGTAGGTCACTGTCCCGCCAGAGACATAGAGTCCATAGACACTATTTACCGTGCCGCCTGTGACTGTGCCGGACAGCACATTGAGAGTGCCGCCAGAGACGACAAATCCTGAACTGGCTGGAACGCCACCGCTACCACCGTTCCCGCCAACGATGTTGCCTGTGAAATTAGTCGTCCCTGCGGAGATGCTGACTCCATGTTGCAGTGCCGAGGTTCCGCCATTTATGTTGCCAGTGAGCGTGAGAGTGCCTGTCGAGCTTTTGGAAATCCCGTGTCCACCATTGGTGCTGGTTCCTCCGCGTGCATTTCCGACAATGACTCCGGAGGCGGTTCCGGTTTGGTTCACGCAGGCCGTTGCGGTGCTGCCAGCGAAAATATTGGCGGTCAATGTGACCCCATCGTTTAGAGTGAATGATCCGCCTGCTGTGGCGGAGGCGGTGTTATCATTCCGCACCTCGCCTGTCGCGCCGAGGTCGGTCGAGACATTGACGGTGATTGCAAAGGAATTAGCCATGAGGACATCGCCAGCGGCGAATGTGACCGCCGCTGCGGTGCCGCTGGGCGTGGTTGCCCAGACATTGGAGGCGTTGATGTTTCCAGAGAGTCGAGCGTAGTAAGTAGCCATGGCTTAGAGTCCTTTCGCTTGTATGTAGGATTGGAGAGCCGCTTGGATCGCGCCCACGGCTTGCTGTGTGGCTTCGTCGCTTCCTGCGATTGATCCGAGAGCGATGCCGATAGCGGACTCGTCAGCGGTGATGACCTCGCCGTTTTCGAGGCGGGTCGGGACAAGGCGCATGGCGACATTTGCGTCCGAAGTACCATCGCCGAGGTATCGTCCTGTGATGGCGAGGTTGAGCGAGTAGCGGTCGTAGGTTTTGCCGTCGATTTGGAGTGGGTTTGTAGCGTTCATAGGTTTATGCGTAGGTGAGGTTTTGTTTGTTATTCCAAGCGCCGATTGCGGAGCTTTCGGAGACTACGTCTCCATTGTCATTGGTTGTTGTTTTGGTTATGTCCCAGAGGGTCACGTCATAGACGCTGCCCGTGGAAGGAAAGTCGGATGTGGAAATGCTGGCGAGGTAGACGGTATTGCCGCTCAAGGCGAAGGCCCAGAAGCGCTCGACTGCTGCGCTGCCTCCTCCGATGGCATACACCGCGCCTGTCCCCGGATGGCGGGAATAAAGGACGTGATCGGCATGATTCAAGCAAATCTCTCCGAGACCTAAATCGCTAGTCGTCGGGATTTTGCCTGCTACCGTGGATTTTTTTGGGATGATGGTTGCCATTATGGAATGGGGTTGCCTCCGGGGGATCGAACCCCGGAGGCGGTGGAAGGACTAGTAAGTGCCTCCGTCGATGGTGGATTCAAGGGCGCTCACGCGAGCCGATACGGCAGAAACTGCTGATGCTCTTGTGGATGCCTCTGAGAGGATGTCTGCCTCTGCGGCGGTAACCCTTGAGGTAAGGGCCGTTGCGGCAGTCACTACGTTGTCGATGCGAACTCCGAGAGCGGAATCGGCAGAAGTCCTTGCGGAAGCCTCTGAAGAAACAGCACTTGTGCGGGAGCTTACCTCTGCGGCGAGGTCGCTTTCGAGGGTGTTGATGTCGCTCTCTGCGGTCGTTACTCTACCGGCGAGTGCCGTTGCGGCAGTCGTGAGGGTCGATTCCGCACCTGTCGCACGGGTCACTTCGGCTGCAAGGGCGCTCGATGCGCTGGCGGCGAGGCTAGTGATGGCTCCGTTGATAGTGCCATCGGCGGCTTGGAAGGCGGCGACGACTTCGGTGAGGGAGTCGAGGGCTGCGCCATCAACATTGCTCAACACATTGTCGATGCGAGTTCCGAGTGCCACTTCTGCGGCGGACGCACGCGAAACCTCTGCACTCACTGCCGAGGTGAGAGTGGATTCAGCGGCCTGCGCCCGTGTGATTTCCGAATTCAGCGAGGATGTCACGGAGGACACTGCCGAGGTTCTATCACTGATCTCTGTTGCCAAATTTGCAGAAACTACTCCTTCAGCGGCAGTTGCACGCGAAATTTCTGCATTTAAATTTGAGGTGAGAGTCGAATCCGCTGCGGAGCGAAGCGAGGCTTCTGCGCTGACCGCGGAATCTGCGTAAGTCTTTTTCGCAAAGACGTTTTCGCCACCAATCGCGAGAACGCCTTCTGCCGTTCCGATGAAAAGTGACTTGTTTAGTGTATCATAAGCCAACTCAGAGAGTTGCAACGATGAGGGCTGACCACTGCCCCGTTTGATTTTGATGATTGGGTTCGCCATTTGATTTATTGTGTTGGTTTTGTTGGGTTTGTGTTGTTGTTTTGGGGAAGATTAGAAGTCACCGCAGTCGATGAGGGCATTGAGGAGGACGTAGGTGGTTTCCTGCCAGCGGTAGGTCTGCCCTTCGGCGAGGTCGATGTAGAGTCGGGCCGAGCGACCGATCTCTGGGAAGTCGGCACGGGTCGGATATTCGACGATGGACTGCGCGATTTCGGGCAGGATGAGGTCGATATTGCTGAGATCGAGTGTCTGCGCTAGGTTGGCATCGGTGATCGTTGTCATGCGTAGGTCGATGTCTCCCGGTTATTCCAAGCCACGTTGGTTGCGGTGGCGCTGGAGGTGATCGATCCTGCGGACGACACTGCCGTGCGGGTGATGGTCCACTTGGCCACTGCGGCGGGCGAGCCGGTGGCAGGGACATCGGAGTTGAGCAGCATGCCGTAGAAATTGAATGTGGCAGCGGTGTTGGTAGCGAAGGCGTGAATGTAGAGGTCGGGAACACGCTGCGAGGCGGAATAGAGACCGAGAACGACGACGACCACCTTGGCTAGGTTAGGTATGGATGTTGAGAAAGTGATCGTGCCTGCGCCGTGATTGACGAGGTAGTCGATGGTGGGTTCTTGTACGACCCCGTTGATGGAAACGATGACGTGGTTCGGGTCGCTGGACTTGAGGCCGGTGATTGCGAATACCTTGGCGACCCCGTTGCCGTACAAGGTGTTTTTGGCCGAGTCGATGACGCCTGCCTGCGGGAGACCGAAGTTGAAGACAGCGGTGTCGTTTGCACCTGTGTTTGTGACAAACGGGAGTTCTGTGCCGGTCACGGTGCGGACACTGCCGAGAGTCACATGAAGAGCGGGGTAGCTCACGCCACCAGCAGGACCACCACCCGAAGACTGCGAGGCATCGATGCCATCGCCGCCATTGCGGGAGGAGACGAGTTTGGAGGACATCCAAGCTGGCTTGATCCGGCCTTTACGCTCGGTGGAATCCCGGCGCATGGCAGGATTTTTGGCAAGGGAATCGCTGTCCTTGGCAAGGAGGAGCGCCTTGTTGGCATCGCCAGTGAGCGGAATGGCAAGCTTGGACGCGAGATTGGCCGTGAGCAGGTCAATGAAGAGCGAGTCAAACAATGTGACATCGGTGACCTTGCGGACGTATTCCAGCGTGATCGCCTTGCCGAGCCACACATCCCAGTCGGTTGTCCACCCCGCAGTTGAGCCGGGTTCCTTGGTCGTGCCTGCAACGAGGCATCGGTAGACGACTCCGTTATTGGAAACGGCATTGCCGACCTCGTAGGAGCGGTCTATGACCCAAGCGGGCGTGCCGGAATCGGCGTTGGAGAGAACAAAGTTGCCTGCGACCTCCCATGAGGAATCGCCGGTGGAATAGTCGTAGTCATTGACCCGGAAGACGCGCAGGCAGTCGGACGGGATCGGGTAGCGATAACTCCACTTGTACTCTGGGCGAGGCAGGGTCTCGATGACGGTCCCGCTCTTCATGGCCCACGTCCACGATCCGGCGAGGAGCATGGCATCGCGCACCTGTGGGTAGAGCGATTTCGCGAGGAGCATCGCCTGCGAGGAGGGGCCGAACTGCTCGGCAGTCCCGACCCGTAGGATGGCTTGCCGGCAGAGTTCGTCTTCGGTGAGGATAGACGATGGACGCGAGGAGGCACGGGTCTCGACTGCGCTCTTGAGCGAGGTCTTGCCCGCGAGGAACTGGAGTTCCTTGAATAACTCCTCGGACTTCATTTATTGGCGAGGCGCTGCGGTGGGTTGAGATTCCATGAGTTGGGAAAGCTTCATCGCGAGGGTGACCGTGAGCATGTTCGTGAAGACCGGCGGGAATTTGGTCGCATCGGTCGCGATGGCGGTGGATTCCAGTTGGATCGTCGGCGTGAAGTTGGTGTGGATGAAACCGGAAACGATTTCCCATTGGCCAAAGTTTTCATCCTCATCGACGCCATTGACCCGAAGCACCTTGAGAGTTGAGACAGGAAGGGCATATCGTTTGGCGTAACCGAAGGCCGGAGGCGCAGCGTCTGCTGCCAAGGTTGTTTGCGAGCGTGCAAACTGCCAATCGAAGTCGGCGAGGAGTTCGTTGCGAGTCTGGTCGAAGAGTGATGTCGCGATAGACATCGGCTCGCCATACGGCTTGAAGACATCGGCAGTGCCAACCCGGAGGATGGCTTGGCGGCAGATTTCCGAGACCGAGTTGGCCGAGGTGGTCAAGCGGGGTTTCGCGGATTTCTCGATCAGAATTTTCACGCTGGGGCGTTGCATGGTCTCCATTGCCACGGTTGTCATGGCGGCGACGAGATCACCACTGCCAGTCAGCGGCAGAGCAATCTTTGAAGCGATGCGAGCGATGAGCGCCTCGATAAATGGCGCGGGAAATTCAGCCACGTCAGTGATATGAGCGGTGTAGTCGATGATGATCGGAGCGCCGATATCCGTGTGGAGGAATCCCCCCATGATTTCCCATTGTCCAAAGTTTTCCGTGGTATCGATGTTGTTGACGCGAAGGACTTGAATCACATCGGTCGGCAGGGTGTATTTTTTAGTGTACCCTTGTGTTGGTGCGGTCCCAGCGATAAGCGTGACTTGTTTTTTTGCGAATGCCCAAGGCGCATCGGCGAGGAGTTCCTCAAGCGTGTGATCGTAAAAGGAATTTGAAAAGACCATCGGTTGGCCCTTCAGAGTATCGATGGACCCAAGGCGCATGATGGCCTGCTTGCAAATCTGCGAGCGGTTCACAATGGTGTTCGATGAGGAGGCATCGGCAACGGAGGCGATCTCGCGTTGCAGTGCGGGACGAGCAACTAGACTTTCCATCTCCTTCATTGCCGCCATCGCTTGATCGCCTGCGCCAAGTGCCATGGAGAGCTTGTAGGCGAGCCGCACAACGACCATTTCGATGAAGATCGCCGGGAAGGTGGTGTCGGCAGGAAGGGCGATGTAATCAACCGAGATCGGGGAAACAATATTGGTATGGATAAATCCCCCGACCTCTTCCCATGTGCCGAAGTTCTCCGTGGAATCAATGCCATTGACGCGCAGAACCTTGATGGCCCCAGTTGGGCTTGCGTATTTGAAATCGTACCCGAATGAAAGCGGGGTTGAAGTGATGCCAGATGCCTGCATGCGAGCGAAGCGCCAATCGTAGTCGGATAGGATTTCGTTGACCGTCTGCCCATAGAATTTGGCCGCGAAGACAAAGGGTTGCCCTTGCTGCTTGAACGTGTCGGCGCTGCCGACCCGCATGACCGCTTGCCGGATGATTTCTGCTGCGGTCGTGGTGAGAGTGCCAGAGTAGTTGGCGACTGCCTCGACTGCCTCAAGGAGGGCAGGCTTGGACATGAGGAATTGCAGTTCTTTGAAGAGTTCTTCGGATTTCATTGGGTAGGTGCGCTATGCGGTTGGACTATGCTATTGAGTTTGATGGCGAGAGTGACGGTGAGGATGTGCGTGAAGATGGGTGGGAACTTGGAGGGGTCGGTGACCTTGGTTGTGATGTCCACGACGATAGGGGTCACTAGATCGGTGTGGATGTAGCCACCGACGACTTCCCACTTTGCGGTGTTGTCGGCATCGTCGATGTTATTGACCCGGATGATCTGACCTGTCCCTGCGGGAATGGTGTAGCGGTAGGCATAGCCGGTCGTGGGATTAGCGGCATCCTTGGTAATGGAGATTTGGGAGCGGGTGAACGACCACTGGAAATCGGCGAGGAGTTCGTCGCGGGTGACCTCGTAGAACGACTGAGCGAGTGCCATGGGTTCGCCGAAGGGTTCAAAGAGATTGGCGCTGCCGACACGCAGGATCGCTTGTC